TTAAGAGGTTTTTCCGCCAATTTTGCTATAAATATCATGCACAAAGTTAGCACCACGACTGGCGATCAAACCAGTGAAAATCATGCCCACATAAGGCACGTTTAAGGGTAGACCAACCAGGCTGAAAATATCAGCCCCTGCAGAGACAGCAACTATCACCGAAATGATGATGGCACCGATGCGGTCTGCGTTGACCTTCCCGTTGTCCCACACCATCTTCAATGTTTCCCAAACAGCTTCCGCCACCAAAGCGACAATTATAACAGTTACTATATCCATTTTATTTTTCCTCCTATTTTAAAATCTCAAGATCTTTGACATTAACAGCAGCAGTAACGGTCCCGCCTTTACCGATTACGACTCTGTCTCCATTAATCTGCATCACATCATAGGTAGTGCGGTAGACGAATCCTGCGAGCCCACGACCGTTGTAGTCCGTAGCTCCACTCTTAACCTTTACATGGGAGCCAACACGAAGGGTAGGCCTACTTGCCGGAGCCTGGGTCTTTCCTGGTGACACGATAGATCCGCCGCCATTGGTCGAGACGTGTACTTCGAAGCCTGAGTCGTTCAATTTCCCGGCCTGATTAATAGCATTGCTTTTGTTGGTAAAGGCTCCAGTTTGTACTCGATACAGTCTGCCGTCATATTTGATAATTGGCTCATAGCCTGCACCTATTAGTCTAGCAAACATGATGTCTGCGTTCTCCTTCTTCGAGAAAGCCCCCACCTGAACATAGTGAAGTCCTTGCGTCTTGGTCTCCACAGGAGGATTCATGGCCTTTTTAACATCGGCGCGGAAGGTATCCATGCTCTTTCCATGTTTAGGAAACCAATGCATCACATCAGCGTGGTTTGATGCGATTCCGAGCTTCTGTCCTTCTTGATGATCGATGATGACATTTCTCCCAAGCGGGTCCAGCTTAAACTCTTTGCAGAGATGAGCAAAAAGCTCAACTGCATTTTTATATGCAGCCTGGAAATAGGCTTCATTCTTTTTGGTGTCATATCCTATCATGGTAGCCCCACGATAAGTGTGGCCCTCAGGCTCGCACATCTCAATACCAATATAGTCATTGTTAGCGGTGCCGCCTGCATGCCATCCTCTATGATTCCAGGGTAGATACTTCCAGACTTCCTTGTTGTCCACAAAGCCGTGGACACAGACCTGGCGATTTGTTTCTCCGGCCTTATAGGACTTATTCCACCTGCTAAACCAAGCTCCTGCCATAACACCCGGAGTAGCAGTTGAGTGCAGCATCAACCCTTTAACCGTAATCTTTCTGCCTGCTTGATAACAATCATTCCTTGTCATGTACCGTTCATTAATTTTCATTTTTTTCATCCTCCTGTATTTTGTACAAACCATATAAAAAAGCCAAGCAGGGTAGATATAACCACACCCAAGGCCCACCTAATCGTAGATACTAGGCTTCTAATCTGTTCGCATAAATTCTCGACTTTCGTCTCTGATCTAGATTGGAATTGCTCGATCTTGTCAATGCGCTCCCCATGGTTGTTCATCCTTCTTTCATGCCTGCCAAGTTCGTTGTTAATCCTTTTATGCTCTTGAACACACAGCTCTCTGTTATACTCCATCGTTCGCCTCCTTTTAAGTAATAAAAAAAGACCTGATCAGGGTCTTTTAATCTTCCTTTTCTCTCGGTTTTGTTTCTTGCTTAATATCTTCTTTTAGTGCCTTTTGATAAGCATCCATTTCTTGCTTCTCTGTGAAATGATAGTGACGATCGACGTCTTGCTTAATTTCATCGACAATCGGTTTCAAAAGAGCTACATGTAGCTTGCTCTCATTCAGGGCTTTCAGCACCGCCTCCTTTGTCTCTTTGATTTGAACAGTGATAGGTTTATTCATTTGCCGTTTCCTCCTCTCTTAGAATGTCTGTGGTTTTGATTTTACTCAATGTTTTTTGCAAGCAAATTCTTTCTTGAACCTTTAATTCTTTGTGATCCGGTCTGCCATGGCTAAGTATCTCATCTATCCACTCAGGCGGAGCAAAGGGGACCTTCAATGTTTCAGGTGCATCAAGCCATTGTTTCTTCCAAGAGTTGTACTCTTTCTTCTGCTCATCAGTCAAAAAAGTTGCTACTGCGAGATAGTCAGTTTTAAAAAGCTCCTGATGCCTCATAGCTCTTATGTCTGACTTCACCCGCCACTCTTTATGTTCTTTATGTTCTTTAAACTTCTTAGACTTCTCAGACTCAGTAAAATCGTAGTAACAATCGAATATTTCCTCTGATGTGGGTAGATCTTGCTCGTCAACAATGACTAATTTACATCTCAAATTTACTGATTCCTCATCTAAAGCAAGAGATGGTAAAAAAGCTTCATTTCCTTCGTCGTCTTTTACTTTGTGACAAGCAGATATTGCGTAAACTATATTATCCTTATCAATTAAAACTGTATATTTTAGTCCCATAATACTGCCCCCCAGTTTATACCAGTTGATACGGTGTTAGTCCTATATATCGCAACGCTACACCCTGTGGTAGAGTGACTGTGAGTGGAAACCTCTAAAACTTGTGAACCCGGAACCGAAGAGTTAGCTGTTACAAATGGTCTAGGGTTACTAGTAAAAGTTTTACCATAACTCAAACTTACAGACGTTGGTGAATTTGCGGTAGGTGACATTGTGAAATAACCAGATGCCATTGGGCTAGATCCATCGTGCCATAATTCCGACCAAGAACCCCAACTACTTCCCGTAGAATTTCTAAACCAAATTCTATTACCACCTGTTCTTTGTCCGTAAAACTGAGTAACATAATCTCCTCTGCCAAAATTTAATAGTGCTCCATATTGGGATGGGTATCCATTTGCGGTCACTGTTGAACGGGTACTAGTAATACCATTCTGCCAAGTTGACGGTGTGGCGCTACTAGTTAATGCGTTATCTCCTAGGTCAGTGATACTAGATGAGGTGTGTGTATGTGAAGCATTAGCCTTAGTTGAGGGGTTAAAGTTTCCGTCATGCCAAATACTAACTTTTGTTCGCCAATTATTTCCTACTCCAGATTGTAGATAGAAATTATCGTTTGCACTAGTTGAAGCAGGACCACTAATCCTCCATGCGGTATGATTTGAACCAGTCCAACCCTTAATTAATAACCCTGAGCGCCACGACTCACCATCATCGAAATAACTAAATAATGGAAGTATCGCTCTGTCAGGAGCATCTGTAGGTGTTGGATAATAAACTGCTGAACCATTTGAGCCTTCCATCGCTCTACAGTCATCTATAACTAAAGCACCATTCGCGTTTACAACTGTTCGAGGTCCTACATCTATAGAGCCACCTGTAAGTTTTAAATTTCCCTCAATATTGGCATCGCCTAAAACATCTAGTGCACCGCTCTCCCATATCTTCCCGATGCCAAGTCCTGTCTTACCTATGCTGAGAGATACCTCGCCAGTCGGTATAATACTGATTGATGACGTTTGATTAAGCTGGTCACGAACAGAGAATTCAACTTCGAATGATTGGGCAGGGGAGTAGGTGCCATAATTATTACTTGCAGTCACCCCACTTGAGATGCCACTACTAGTCCAACTTCTAACAGTCGACCAGGCGCCATCTCGAGGACGGATGCGAATTTGATACTCTAAGGTGTTACCGGTGATCGTAGTGATCGTAGCACGTCGAACTATGTGAATTTGTGTACCCATTGTTAACACATTCCCCGATGAGTCCGCCCTGTAAGTATTGAATGTTTGAATCGAGGGAGAATTATAAGCCTGGACTGTGATACTCAGCGTCTGCGTTCTTGATCTTCCCCGGGAATCCGTCACTCTCACGGTGGCGGTTAAGCTGCCGGAGGAATTGATCGTATTCGTGGTTCGGTTATATGTGCCTGTTGATGATCCAGTATAAGCAGAACCATCAAACTCAATACGGAAGGATAGGGAAGATGTAGTCCCGGCCCCTCCACTGGCTCCGCTGATTGAAAAGGCAATCCTACTATTTCCTCTGATGTATCCGTTTAAAGCACTAGAGGAAACCGCACTATTTCCTTCACTGTGAGAAATTGAAAATGTTCCAGGAATGATGCTGGAACCAACAGAAACTGTCGCATTTCTGGTATGGACCCCAATTACTCTTCCAGCATCAATAGTCTCACACCTAAACTCAATGGTGGTGGAAGTTGACGTAGGCATAAGCCCATACATAGTGGTGTTGTTTGCCGCGGTAAAGGCAAACGTCGCACTCGTGCCGCTTATGGCCTGAGTCCTAATAGTGGTCGAGCCAATCCTGGCACGTACAGAGTGTGTGACAAAAGACCTGCTCCGGCTTATGTTTACGGTTGGATTTGACCCGATTGTAAAGTTCGGAGTATTGGATATAGTGCTAGCTGATGCCTTGCTTGCTGTCCTGTTTTGGGTAACAGCGCTCCCAATGTTTGTGCTCCCGCTTTTGGTTTGGACCCACAGGTTCACTGTAATACTCGAGTTGCTGCCCATAGCATCATAAATCTGTGCTTTTTGAGCATCAGATAGGGTGATTGTTCCGCCAGTTCCCACACCCGTCGTCGTCCATATGTTTGTGGTACCAATCCGCAACCTAACATCATGAGTAAAGCTAGATGATGCACGACTGATGGAATAAGAAATAGAATCCCCAATTACAAAGTTATTAAAAGATGATATACTACTAGCCCGAGGAATCGTATCTAAATTTGCAGATCCACTCGCACTAAGTCTGCCTACATAGGCACCGCTACCGAGCGTTATGTTTAAATCAAACCAACCACTAATCGATGCTGTCTTTGTCCCGTCGGAGTTGTGCCCAACGGTAAAAGAGCGCTCACCAACAAGCCAAGTGCCGGTCCCGCTTCGGTTTGTGGACGTGCTCCAGGTTTGAGTCGATCCATCTACTGTAGTAGAACCATTCTTTGTTGCCGAGTAACTCAGAGACCAGTCTGCTATCAAATACGTCCTAACACGCACGTTACTCGTATTATTTTCAATAGACTGACTCGTGATATCCCAGTCTAGCCTAATGCGATAATTTCCATTTGAATGATACGAGCCTAAAATACTTCCACTGGATGCCATTATTCATCACCTACCCATCTGATTAAAGTTATGTCATCTCCGAATTTTTCAATAAAGTGGTTTCCCACATAAAGTGAATCGCGGATTCTTGCTTTTGTGATCTCCATCTCGTGGTTATTTATCCATGCTATCCGATCTTCTCCTTCATAGAAACCTAACTCCTGATTATCAAGTCTCATCATGAATTCAGAACCTTCTACTTGACCGCGGGTACCAATTTCCAAGTAACCCTCAGCACTAAAGTTAAAGTAGTTCGTTATTTTTCCAACCTCAACATTTAGGCTATCTAAGTCTTGGGAAGCCTGCTCAAAATTAAAACCAATGCCTTCAATACCTGCAGTGATACGGGTGGCCATCATTTCTTCGATTTCACCCAGGAAACCACTGTATTCTTCTCCATCCCCATAGAGGGTCTGTTCTATCTCTATTGATATACCGCTTGCTGTTTGAGATATCTGAGTAGAGAGTTCCGTAATTTCTCCTTGCAAAGACCCAATCTCAGTAACAACGGAATCAATTCTTCCTGCCTCAATGGACAGGGAAGATTCTAAGGTGGAGATTGTACCTGTATTAAAACTTGAGCTATCAAGAGCTTCTCCTGCTTTGGCATCAATTTCGTTAAGCTCATCAATTTTGGATACATTTATGCTGAAATTGGATCCGTTCCAAAATAAGAAATAATCCTCTGGGCTGTCGCCGACTAATAGAGTTCCTTCTTCAAGGTTAAGGTGGACCTTTCCGCCTTTTAAAATCCCTGCATTCATTAAGTCAGCAGTGAACCCCTTGCCAGTTCCGAAAGTTCTCCAGTCCCAATCATCAGTGACCGGATCCCTTTCTGATGCAATAGCAAAAATGCCAGGGCCTAGATACAAGGCACCATAACTAGGAGATCCAGTCTTTGTGTTCTCGAGCAAGAATCCCTGACCTTCTATAACTTCCGCATTATCATACTCTCCGCTGGCTATAAGTTGATTCAATAGGACATCAATCTGTCCATCAAGCCAAGAAGTGGGAACAGGCCCATCGAACTCTTGACCTCTCTCCCAGATGCCCTGGTTACGGTTCACGATGGATTCAATTCTCGATATGCGTTTATCGTCGGTGATGGCGGGAAGGAAGTTTCCGAGCCGAATCTTTCCACGTTCTTTCTTTGTTCTAGATCTTCTTAATTCTATCACTCGTGCCTGCAGCTTTAGCTCTGGTTTGAATTCACGGTCTATGATGATTAATGTATCCCCAAGCCTGACCCTTTCATGGTCAAGACCAAACATCTCTAAGTCTATAAAGTCTACTTCATATGAGATTAACGGATCCGTTACTCTTGAAAGAGCAGCCTCTGTTTTCGACTTCAAAAGAGCCTTATCCTCTTCCATAGAGTCTTCAAATATACCCCATCGATGCCGCCTTGTTCCGTTTGGATTCAACCGTCCCCATCTTGCCAAAGCGTCTAGATCTTCAATATAATCTTTACCGTCGTTAATGTCGGCGAAGGTAATCCTGCGGCCAAAACCACCGGTTTCCATCTCTTCTCCTTTACCTTTTCCGATTAGTGCAGTCTTGACATTTCGCATATCGACCGTTCTTGATATTTGCTCTATGTCCTTTCCGTATTCTATCCGCTTACCAGTAATAGCACCTCTCCGGCTTATAACATCGACATACCGTCCTGTGACCTGATTACCAGTAACCACGACGCGAAACCGCACCTCACCGCCCCAGGTAGAGAGTAGGGTAGAGAGCGCCTCGGAAACCGACACCTCGTATGCATTCATTGAGTTTATCCCCAGGGAATCCACAGTACCAGCCTGCCACCTAGTGCCATCCAAAATGCTCATGAGAGCTAGCTCTGCGGTGGTGTTGTAAGGTCTTTTGTCTCGGATTATCTCATCATTTAATTCAGTGTAGATGTGCTCACAATAGGCCTCAATCTCAAATGCAGCGTCATGCTCCTCTTCCACTTCGATGACTTCATACTGCTGCCAGTGGCCATCAAGGTCCTTCAAAAGTACAAAGTTCCCTTCCTTGACTTCATCTGCGAACTCAATGTCTCCGGGAACCTTGAAAGTAAAAGTGTGGTCCTGATTCAGTTTTTCAATGTCTAGATCCTCCAGCAAGGGCCGGGTTTCATTTCCCAGAGTACATATGATCTTTTCATTTTGATCTAATAAGAACAAACAAATCCCCTCCCTTACAAGAATCTCGGTTTATACTCAATCATTAATTCTCCTGCCGTGTTCACATTGATATTGTTTTCTCCGGCATTCAGAGAGAAAAAATCGCTCTCGAATGTGATCTTGTCATTAATCCTGGATCCATTCACTCTTACCACCTCGTCCTTCATATCGATGACAAGCTCATCACCGGCAGAAAAACTATGATCAAGCAGCCGGACATAATGCGTTTTATCCAGGTGAGTGACTCTAAAGTCTGACGTTCCCTCTGAAAAGGTGAAAGTGAAAACCGGAGGTGTCTCATACATTCCGCTCGGACAATAAAACCCCGCAGGAAAGCTCGTCAGACTGTACTGAATGGCATTCTCATAAGTGAAAGGGTCATAGGATACCAACTCGATGTCGACCTTGCCTACGCTACCCTTACGCTCAACAGGAGTGGATCCCTCCAGGACCGCATAGAAATGCCTGCCGCCATCCGTGACCTGGATCTTCGCTGTGGTCAGAGTCCCTTTTTCGTCTTTAAAAAATCCTTTTAGTTCTTCAATCTTCTGCTCCAATTCTTCCTGAGATTCGCAGTTCTTAATATCAATCCGAAAAGGCCTGCTTTTTTCTCCTATATCCGATTTGTTCTTTCTCTTCCCAGGCCTTCCGGGTGTAGATACTGCATTATAAGAGACTGTGGGGAAGAGGTCGTCACCATAGCTCCAGCCTACGGAAAAACCGAGTGGTTTTATATCAATGTCATTAATAAGCACCCGCAAGCCCCCTCTCTTTTGTTTTTTGTAACTTGTACAATTTCCGTGCTATTTTCTCAACGTCCGCTTCTTCGCGGACTACCATGCCCTCAAGATTGAAGTGGTTGTGGATATCTCCGCCGCTACTCGGTTTTTCTTTTCCGAGTGCAGGGTTGTACTTTTTAGGTACGACAGATTCACCCTTGTGTATCAAGGCTAGCATATCTTGTGGCACTATGTTCGTTCCAGTTGCCAACTTCGGAATCCTAGGCAGTGATACCCTCGGGATAGTGGGTATCCCAAAGGATTTCCCACCAAGACCGGGAACCCATGACGGAATTTTTATTGATGGAATTTTATTTATTGCTCTGCTGACACCATTAATCATGGATTCGAAACCACCAATAACACCGTTCATAATCCCAGCTACAGCATTAGCGGCCCCTTTTGCGACACCCTTCATGCCATCCCACATGCGACCCCAATCACCAGTAACAAGGCCTATAAATGCGTTGAAAATTCCTTTAATGACTTCTAGTACACCACCAATAATCGAACTCACGCTTCTAATCGCATTGAAGGCAGTATCCTTGATAAATCCCCAAAGAACGTCCCAAATAGCCTTGATTGTACCGCCCCATCTCTCCCAGAAAGACTGAATCCTACTCATGATGCTTTTAATAACTTCATAAACCAACTCGATTACAAGCTTCACAATTTCGTATATTGAGGTAAAAACGTTATCGACAAATCCCATGATATCATCGCCCCATTTGGTCCAAAATTTCTTGATAGAGTCCAAGGCCCTGGCAATGATATCCCTTGCGGCTGATATAGCCAATGAGATGCCTTCTTTGATCTTCTCCCAAATATTAATGATGGCGACTCGGAAATCTTCGTTTGTTTTCCACAGATGCGTCACAATGGCGATTATACCCGCTATTGCAGCGACTGCAATGGCTATGGGACCAACTAATGCCAATATCGAACCATGGGATGCTATGATTCCTGCTTTTAACAGTTTAAGACCCGCAGTAAACCGGCTAACAGTCCTTACAATCTTAGCCACAATAACTAATGCAGGACCTATAGCCGCAACCAAACCCGCTATTTTTACAATGGTTTCTAAAACGCTTTGGTCCAGGCTCGCAAACCAGTTAACCCAACTAGCGATCTTATCCACGATCTGTGAAATAATCGGAATTAGAATCTCTGATATTTGTATGGCCACACCTTCCAGTGCTGATTTCAGTCTAGTGAATTGCCCCTGCAGGTTATCCTGCATTGTGTCGGCCATTTCAGTAGCAGCACCATTGTAATTCTTTGTTGCATCAGTTAGACTGTTGAAATCTTCCTCGCTTGCGTTTATGATGGCAAGCATTCCCGACATTGCTTCACGGCCGAAAATTGTGGAGGCCTTCTGCGCCTTTTGTTCTTCACTTAACCCTGCGAAGCTTCCTCTTAATTCTCCTAGCAGTTGATCCATAGGCTTCATTTCGCCGTTCGTATCGGTCATAGATATCCCTAGTTCTTTCATGGCTTTTTTGGCTTCGCCGGTTCCGTTCACCATTCGATTCAATGAACTCCTAAGAGCAGTACCTGCCTGGCTCCCCTTGATTCCGGCATTGGCCATCAGACCTAAAGCAAGGGCTGTGTCCTCTGCTGAATACCCCAATGCGCCTGCTACAGGTGCAACGTATTTAAAAGATTCTCCCAGCATCTCAACGTTTGTATTTGCATTCCTTGAAGTATTAGCTAGGAGGTCAGTAAAGGCGCTAGTTTGCTCTGCCTTCATCCCGAAAGCAGTCATGGCATCGGAAACAATGTCCGATACAACAGCAAGCTCGGATCCGCTGGCTGCGGCCAGGGCAAGTATGCCGGGCATCGAGGATACGATCTGATTTGTATCATAGCCTGCCATTCCAAGATACTTCATACCGTCCGCAGCTTCGCGCGCCGAGAATTTCGTAGTGGATCCTAACTCTTTAGCCTGGTTTTCCAACATTTCAAATTCTTTGCCGGTAGAACCAGTAATTGCTTTGACTTCACTCATTCCAGCCTGGAAATCAGAACCAATCTTAACGGATGCGGCCCCAATCCCGAGGATTGGTATCGTTAAGTTTTTAGTGAGTGTTTTACCCACGTTTTCCATTTTTTTTGAAACATATTCTATCTCTTTAGTAGCTCGCCTTAAATCTCTGTCAAAGTCTTTAAGATCTGCTCCAATTTTAACTAACAGTGCCATCCATTCACCTCCTTACTTGGAGAATTCAGATTTTAATTCTTTTAACGTTTTTTCTTTTTCTGCTGGATCAATAAAGTTTTCTTGAAGTTCTCCTTCGTCGTCATAGAGTTTATAATTTTTCCCAGTCCGTGCGTTTATATAGCCAACCCGTACTACAGAAACCAGTGTCTCCATATCATCTTTGTGTTTACGGTATTTTTCTTCGAGCATTAAATCAATTTCACGGTAGGTCATTTCGTAAAAATCAAAAACGGATATACCCAAATGCACTGTCGCAATTTTGAACATATCCGCCAGAGTGTAGTTATTTACTTCTTCATCGCCGGATGAACCGGGTTTACTTTTTTTTTGCCACTAGGCAAGGCAAGTTCTATCGCTTCGCCTATCTTATTGGCTACCATTTTTAAATCGGCATTCTCTATCAGGTCTCCTACAGTTTCCATTTCGATCTCGTCATCTTCCCAGCGCAGGCCGCAGTAGAGTATGGTTCTAATGTCGGCAAGCCCAGCTCCATCAGTTAAATTGCTGATCGACTTTCCGGTGATGCTCTCAATGTCGCAAATGGCATTCACACCCAGCCTCAAGTTTCTCATCTTATCTAATTCAATTGGTATTGATTTCTTCATGCTTTCCTTCCTCCCATCTTATTAATTAAGCCCCTGATAGAACCTTTTCAAGCTTTCCGTCTCCTTCGAGGGTAACGGAATACGTCGCCAGGTCGTCATAAGGGGCTTCGATTGGAAAGTCAGTGATGATTGCGCTACCCGTGTATTTGTTCCCAGATTTGAAAGCCACGTCAATGGTTACTTTCGTATTGTTCATATAAGCATCTTCAAGTGCCGCAAATGCTGCATCATCTTCTACCATTAGACCGTCACAATCCACTCCCCAGTTTTTAAAGCCTATTTCTTTTTCTTCCCATCCTTCGCTGTCCTTGGATGTGGAATCCATGGATTCAGCGCTACGATTTAACGTCGCATTCCTCTGACCTCCAAGAATATCTGTCCCTATACTGACAAGTATGTCTACTCCTTTTTTCTTTGGCATGTTATATCCTCCTATTCATATTCAACTCTATAAACCAACTGCAAAGTCACATGGACAAGCTCCATCGTTTCCCGTTTCACATCAATAAGCTGTGTTTCGTGATAACAAAAAACGTAATCATCAGTCTCAAGATCGTCTGCCAGCTCTTCTTCAATCAAAAATGCCAGCTTTTTGATGTCAAGCATACCACGATTCTCAGCCCATACTTCAACCGCGGTGGTTATTTGCTTTCCTGTACTTGTCTTAGTGTTAAAAGGCACAGCTCTGACATCACCGATTATAATATACTTAACCGCTTTGTTTTCTGGGACATAATCATAAACCGGCCAATTAATCTCTTGATTTTCGTCCATCTTTTTCTTCATAGCTTCTTGTAAATCAAATAGTAACAACTTTGTCCACCAACTTTCTCACTTCACGCTCATAATTCGGTCTTTCTGAATCCGCTGCAGGCTTCATAAATGGTCTAGCAGGCATGCTGCCTACTGACTTACCACTCTTGTGCCTTCTCGGTTGGGTCCCATATTCAGCTAGATGCCTGTGCGGTGCCTTACGAGGGAGAACTGTCGCCGCTGGGCCGTTTTTGTCAAATTGCTTAGGCTTTATAGCCCTGTACAACTTGCCCGTTTTTGGCCTGAATTTGGCATTAACGTTTGACTTTGCATTGCTTGCAATCTTCTTTGACGATCCCTCTACTATGCTTTTAAACTCATTGCGAAGATTCTCGTTGTATAATGACATCTTCCTGATAGTTTCTTCCATGTTTTCAATGCTGATATCAGACTTCATGTGCTACACCCTTTCAACGCAAATCAATTCCAATTCTTTGTTTTTTTCTTCAATGTTCATCACGTACTGAACATCGAATCGCCGGCCATCATATACAACAATCATCGAACGGTCAATGCCAGGACGATATCTGATATTGACTTCGTGGGTGAGTTCAGACTGGCCTTGTTGCGCTTCGTAAAAGTTGCGTCCCCTTATCGGTCTGACATAGGCCCAGGTCTCACATTCTAAATCCCAACCTTCGCCAGTTTCCCAGTCATCAGAATAACCACCACCACCGTCTGGATAGTTCTCGTTGAACTTCATGATTTTGATCCACTTGTTTCGCTTTCCCGGATTCATTCAGTATCACCTTCTGTCTCTTCAACAGGATCATAAGCATACTGCAGCTGCGTCTTGATGCTCTGAATCGTAATCCGAGTCCGATCGGTCGCTTTCCCGACATACTCCCGGTTCTCATACCAGTCTGAAATAAGGACCAACCGCAAAAGATTAATCAGTTTATTCCCGAGGTCCACATCTAATCCAAAGGCATTCTTGCAATAAACGTCACTAGCAGCTATCAGCGAGTCTATTAAACCATCCTCTGCAGTGTAGTCAGCATCAATCCTTAAGTACTCTTTCACATCGCTTCTGACCATTACTTATCACCGCTCTGCTTAGACTTCTCCTTTTCAGGTACTTTCTTGAGTTCCTCTTCGCTCAAGTCCGGAGTTTTTTCTTCTTTCTGCTCTTTCTTGATCTCAGTCGCATATCGGAAAGTTGTTAAAATCTCGCCAACTCTCTTGTTGACCGTTACCTCTTCGCCTTTTTTATATTTCTTGTTGAGATACCGACAATCGGTCTTAATTTTAAGTTTCATCCATTCTACCTCCTAAATAAAAAGATATAGAGAGGGAATATCCCTCTCTATTAACCTCCAGCAACTACTGTCTGAACTTCACCGAATACAATTGCATCTACGTCGAATGTAGCTACATCTTCACGAGTTATCGCTCTCATATCAGTTCTGTTTTTCTTGAATGCATCTCCGCCAATGTTGGTGGTCAAGAGAGACATTGCCTGGCGGTCGAACAGTACGACCCCCTCTTTCAGGGAACCACAAATGATCGGTGCAAACTCATTGCCAGTGTTCACTCTTGTGGGAAGCGTTTTGTTTGAATAAACCTCGACAGGATGTATCCCGAAAAGTCTCCTAACTGTTTTATTAACCGGATCCGGCTGCAGAACATACTTTCCGTCTTCATCTTTCAGAGAATCTAACCAGTTAAATCCGTCCTGGTTCGTAACTACGACGCTTTGTAAAGAAATCGCAGGATCAAGCGTCACGTTGAAGATAGATTTGAGATCATCAAACCCAGATACCGGAGTTTTAGTTAAAGTGTTAAGTAGGGTAACAATCAAGTTGTTCCTAGTGGCTACTTGCTTTTTAGCAAGCCATCTTTGTAAATATGTTCTCAAGTTTGCCGCATTGTCTGCAAGTAAATTGTTAGGAACCGGAAGGATACCTCCACGATCCTTTATGGTGTAGGTGATAGTTTTGAACTGCGGAGAATCAGATGCTGGTACATCGGCTCCTTCTGCAAATACAGCAAATGGTGTGAATTCCGCATCTTTCTCAAGAACCCTAGAGCCGCTCAAAGTAGATACAGGTTCTACTGTTACAAGGGATTCGAGAGATCTATGCTCTCTTTTTAGCTCATTGATTGCACTGACCTCGTCCTCGGGTATTAAATACCCGCCATCTTCGTCAGAAGTTGAAGATAAAGCAGCTTTTGATTCAAGTAGGGAAGCTTCTTCCTGGCTTAGTTTCTTTCCAGCAACCGCCTTGTAAAAAACATCTTTGTACTTAAGATCTCCGTTTTGCGGTCCTTTGTTCAAAGGTTCTCCTCCATTAGGCTCTTCACCCAAGGCATCCAGGGCTTCTATCTTTGCTTTAATAACTTGGATTTCATCCGTGGCCGCCTTAATTTCGTCTTTTGTAACACCCTCTTTATTCATAAGGGCTTGTGCAGCATTTTTCTTACTTGCAAGCAAGTCAAGTAGTTCTCTTTTATCTTTTCTCATTTTTTCAACTCTCCTTTTTTATAGTTCAGTTTCCAATTTCAACATGGCTTTCAAAAGTTCAACTTCAAAATCCTTTTGTTTCTCCGGTGGGGAAGGGGAAGGTTCTCCCTCTGGTTTAATTAAATCACCCAAGCGCTCAGGCGCGTTTGTGTATTTATCCAGTAATGCAGAGTCCACACATGCGGCTATAGCCTTTGTTTCTTCCAATTCATCGGCAAAGCCCTTATTGACACATTCCTCGGCACTTAACCACGTCTCGGCATCGACCAGGGATACAATCTCATTTCTTTCTATGTTAGCCTTAGCTTCATAGGCATCAATGATGGACCCTTCTATCTTGTCAAGGTCATCTGCAAGCTTCCTAAATTCGTTAGAGTTGCCAACAGCCCAGGACCAAGGCTTGTGGATCATCATCATTGCATTTTTAGGCATAATAACTTTGTCGCCAGCCATCGCAATAACGCTAGCTATACTGGCCGCCAACCCGTCAATATAAACATTGACGGAAGCGCTATGCCGCTTCAGCATGGAGTGAATCGCCTGGCCTGCAAATACATCTCCACCCGGAGAATTGATGTAAACATTTAGTGTGTTAATATCGCCCAAGGCATCTAAGTCGGCCTTGAATTCTTTTGGAGTGACCTCATCGCCCCACCATGACTCGTTGGATATCTCACCATACATTGTCAACTCACCAACACCTTCGCTGCTATTTTTCATTTCCCAAAACTTATGCGCTTTCTTTTTTCCCATCTTCTGATTCACCCCCTTTCTTGTTTTTGTAGTAAGCACCTATCTCTGTGAGTTTCTGCATGTTCCCATTGCAAATCAACTCGTCGCCGCCTTCTTTGGGAGACATCTCTTCTTTCTCACGGGCTTCATTTGGTGTGAGGAATCCCGACTGAATCCCTACTCTGTAAGCTTCGTATCGGGTTTTTATATCCGCCCGAAGAATGGAATCAACGTTAAACTTGAAGTAATATCCCTGCTTGATTTCTCGGTCAACCAAGAGCTTTGACATAAGCTCCTGCTCATACATAGTCAATATCGACTGTAATGTATCTACATAAAACTCTTTCTGCTGCTCTGCAATATTTGTGTGCGTAGCCCGGCTTAAGTCATTGAGCTGATGCATTTTGATTCCAAAAGCTGCAGCTATCTGTCGAATGGTCAGGTTTGATATTTCTGTGAATTGCGCATCTGTCATACTCGTATTAAGCGGAGTATAAGAAAAGCCCAAAGGCAACGGTAAAAGCTTGCCTGCATTCTTGGATCCGCCGACCATTCTCTCAAATCTTTCCTGTAACTTTCGCTCGCCAACCTCGCTGATGTCGCCGGTGTACTGCAATACTCCTTTTGCGAACATCCCTGACTTAAAATACTGGTTTATAAAGTGCTGGCCGCTCTGTGCATTCTCTATACTCGTCTTTAAGTAGTCTCGGACCGAGATGCCAACTAATCCATTTGTTACAAGACCTTTAAAGTGCAAAATCTCATCCGAGAAGAACTTCAGCTCCGATCCGTCACGACCACGAATTACATACCAGATAGCATCTTTCTGACCAACAATCCCAGCATCATCAATCCAAATTTCAACCTCACCAAAATCAATAGGGTAGAGGCCCTGCAACGTTCCTCTCCGGTCGTAGTCGGGAATAACAATCGCATTTCCGTGGTGGTTCTTCTGAAATTCCACCATCTTCCAAAAGTCTGAAGCACTCATATAAGGGTTAGGGCGCAATTTTAAAAATGGTGCTAAGTGATGATCATTTACTTTTTTCTTGCCTTCTTCGGTCTCCTGGTAAACTTTCAATGGCAATTTACTTACCGTGTCGCTAAGTATCCGGATGCAGGTGAAATAGGTAGCCTCTCGCAGTTTGTCGCCACTTAAACCATCTATATTGATGCCCAGATACTTTAAAAGCTCCTCGTCTTGTAGACTTATGTTTTTTATGAATCTTTTCTGAAACCAATTGAATAATCTCATTTTTCACCTCCTACCATCCCAACTGATCCAGGTAATCGTCGGTAATTTCTATGACAACTCTCGTGTCCAAAAGCATGGCCCGGACGTGAGAGTTAATCGCACTAGCAATCGGATCAATCCGATCTTTTGACTTTTCCTTATCTAGCTTTATGTTTTCGTTATGATCCTGGCGCGTTATGGCATTTCCAATCGACCAAGTGAGCACCGGATTGTTGTTGTGGATAACTTTCTTTTGATAAACCTGCTCCCTGAAATCTTTTGTTGGGCCTCCCAGTGTTTGGATTCCCTGTCTAACTTCAATCAAGGTATAGCCTTCTGCCTCCATATCCTGCATAAAAGAAAGAGCATTCCATGGATCCGCACAAATTTCTTTGATTGTGATCCCGTGCTCTTTTTCAAAATTCCTAATGTATGATTTTACAAAGGCATAATCAACTACTGAACCAGGTGTGGCTGTGATCCAGCCTTGCTGGACCCAAAGATCATAAGGTACCTTGTCTGAGTTCCTTTTCTCAGTAAGTCTGTCTTCTGGCATGAAGCTGTGACTCAGAACCAGGTAAACTTCACTATCATCCGCGACTATCTTAAATTCAAAGGTCACGGAGGTAAGGTCGAGCTTTGCGGACAAGTCAACACCGACGATACACTCTAAACCTTTGAGTGACGAAAGATCAACCTCTTGTCCGCAGGAGTTCCATTTTTCAAGACTCATGTATCCGTTGTCTTTTTGGTCTACCCAGATATTTAAGTTCTTTGTCAGGAAGTTCCTCATCTTCTCAGGTACATCCAGCGCTGACTTTAACTCAGATCTCAGATAAGCGAGGCCTTCTTTATACGTGGCTACAATCGGGTTTGCTTTTATCCAATTTGTCTCATCCTTGATGTCGTCTCCCATTTCCAATTCGCATATGATCGCAAAATACTCGTCGTTCTCAATAGGGGAGTTTTCATCTAAAATATTTGAAACATATGTGTACTCAGTGTAGCAGGGACTGGCTAAGTTGAAGCCCGCTGTCGTGATTATGACCATGAGCGGCTGTGGTCTTGCTACCATCCCGGATAGGATTACGTCGTATATCTCACTGGTCGCATGACAGTGGTACTCATCGACGATTCCTAAAGATGGGTTTGTACCATCGCCTGTTTTTCTGCTTTCGCGAGAAAGTGGCTTTATAAACGACCCGCTTTTAACATGCTTTATCATTCCATAGGATGTGGTATATTTTCCTTTGAGCAGGGAACAGGAGTTGATTTGTGACTCTATCTCGTTATACACTATCGATGACTGCTCTCGCCCCCAACCAGCAATGTAAACCTCACTTTGCTCCTCGGCCAAGAAGTTCTCATAAGAACCAATTAAAGCTAGTAGCTGGGATTTCACATTTTTTCTAGCTACTTGTATATAAGCCTTTCTGTAGCGTCTGAGCTTCGTGCTCTTTCTTTTCCAAGAAAAAATATTCCCGGCTACAAAAAGGATAAACGGGCTGTCCCTTATATCGATTTGCCGACCAGCAAGTATGCCCTTGCGATGCTTAAACATATAAGCCCATTTATAAAAACGGTACAATTCCTCAAGGTCAAAATAATAGGGGAAATTTTCATCCCCGACTTTATCTAGGTCGTCCAAAAACCTCTGACACGCTCTCCTGTGCTTTTTACAGGCTTTTATCTTGCCATCCAATACGTCGATGACGTACTGATAAAGGATGTCGGATATTTCCTCGATCATAGCGCATCGCCAAACAATTTCTCTTCTTCAGTTACCGTTTTCTTTTCTTCTTTCGAAATGGCAATGCTGGCCCTTGCACTTGGAGTAAGACCAAATTCTGTAGAGAATTTCTTTATAACGTCAGCGTATTTATTTGCGATTTGGACGTAAGGATTTGTTACAATATTTGTGGCTCCGCTTTTATTCGTGTGCTTTATAACCTGGCCATACTTCTTTATTTCCTCAGTAGCTTTTATGTAATTTGCAACAGCGTCACAATAGATGGCCAGGGCAGTGACATCAATCATGGTAAGCAGTCCAAGCCGCTTGAGTTCTTCCTGAACCCGGTTCCATTCTTTCCGCCCATTTTCACACAGCCAATCAGGACAATCTATGTTTTCAATTCTCGGTTTGACCTCGGCTTGTTCTCTTCTTTCTATTTGCTCCTTCGTTAGGTGAGTTTTTTTATCAAGGACCAACAGCCCTATCGGTTTCGCTTTTCTACCCACAGTTCCTCACCGCCCGACGACTTGTGCCATATTATTTTTTTATCCATCTTTCTCCCTCCCAGCAAAAACAATGGTGTTTAACGAATTTAAATTAAATCACTGTAATGGTACTGCTTACCATCACGGAGAAGAAATACGTCAGAATCTCCTTCTTTCAATTCGATGTAACGCTCAACGATTACGTCCGAATATACCGAATCGAACTCCATCATGTAGCAGCGCCTTTTTAATTGCTCCGATGTTATCAACGTAGATCCACTACCTCCGAAAAGGTCTAGAACGATCTGTCCTCGTGCGCTTGAATTTCTTATAGCATTAGCGCACAACTCAATCGGCTTCATTGTTGGATGCACGTCGTTCTTTTTAGGTTTATCAATTCTCCAAACCGTGTCGTCACCAGGCTCTATAATCTCGTAATTATCAACCTTAAAAGAGATATCCCTTAAACCATCAAGGAACGTGATTAAATATTTCCCGTCTTCCTGCTTTGATATCGAGATATCCCTGGGAACCTCTTTGACCGTGGTCTGCTTGCGATCGCCAAACCAATTATGAGCGGCCCCAGGTTTCCAACCGTAAAGAATCGGTTCATGCCGCCAGTGGTAATCTTGCCTGCCCATAACCAGGGAATTCTTCACCCAAACCAGGCACTGCTTCAATAACCACCCAGCGTCAATCATTGCCTTCCTGAAATTCAAACCCTCAGAGTCCGCATGACAAACATAGATGCCGCCCCCTTCTTTCGTGTGATTAATCATATTCTTATACGCTTCAAACAGGAACTGATAGAATGCATCGTTCTCCATTTTGTCATTCTGTATCTTTAACCCGTTGCCGCCTTCGTAATCTACGTTATACGGTGGATCCGTAAAGACCATATCCGCACTGGCACCGTCCATCAGCACCAATCGTCCTCTTCAATTTCCTCTTCTTCTCCATCATCAAACAGCTCGTTAATTTCACTTAAGTCGAAACCAGTAAGCCCGAGGTCATAACCTGAGTCCTCTAACTTTACCAGTTCATCAGCGAGCATCTGTTCATCCCAAATGGAATACTCAGCGGTCTTGTTGTCCGCAATTCGAAAGGCTCTGACCTGCTCTTCGGAAAGGTCACTGACCTGGATCGTCGGAACTTCTTCTAGCCCTAAACTTTCCGCAGCCAATAGCCTGGTGTGTCCAGCGATAATAACCCGGTCTTCGCTAATCACAATCGGGTTTTTAAATCCAAACTCCTTGATGCTTGCCGCAACCTTTGCTACCGCATCCGAATTGTCCCGTGGGTTATTCTCATAAGGTACAAGGTCTTCTGTATTCATGTAAATAATCTCAAGTCTTTCCATTCTCCATCCTCCATCTTTATCCCCAGTATGAAAATAAAAGGAACTTTGTTCGCAGAAAAGGAGCCATTCGGTTTCCGGACTTTGCCTGATAAATAACCTTACCGCCCCTCCCCGTACACAAGCCTCTAGTGGTCAAATGCATTGTGACATTTATGACACCAGCAAACCAGGTTGTTGATATCTAGTCGCCTGGACCAATCTGATTTAATCGGCACTTTGTGATGGACCACATCGGCTGTAACAATCTTCTTATTATCCAGACAGCGTTGACATAGCCCGTGATCTCTAACTAAGGCCTGCTTTTTAATCCGCTTCCAGTCCATTGATTGGTAGAATTCAGCATACCTCTTATCTTTTTTATACCGGACATTTTCATCATAATTTTTGTTGTTTCGTTTCTTTATTTCCGCTTCCTCGCTTTGATGCTTAAAGCAGAACCTCTCCCTTGTTAACTCAGAGCAGCCCAACTTACTGCAGGGTTTAAGTGGTTTCTTTGGCATAGCCTATACAGCCCCTGAATGGACAATATATCTTGTTCTCCAGGAAGGTAGACCACACACACTTATAGCATGGCATCTCCCTGACTTTCTCCATCAGCCCGTTATAGCGTTTTTTTTCAATCCGATCCAACTCAGCTATGAACCTTTTCATATGCACCACCCACAATCTATATAAAAAAAGGGGAGAGTAGTCGGCTCTCCCCATCACAAGGGGAAGGAAAATGGACAGAAAAAAAGTCCCACATTCCTGTAGGACTTTATCTCTTCTTTCCACACTAACATAATATCACATTCAAGTGTGCAATTGTGTGCACTCTTTGAGCTTAATGAGTGCCCTGGAATGGATGTTGTGTATATTCCTCCAAGAATAGCACATTTCCACACAGATCTCCTCCCAGGACCGCCCCTCAATATACCTTGACCTTAGAAGGTTCCTCTCCACAGGCTCAAGCCTACGGATGGCCATCTCTATCCTATGAGCCTCTTTTAACGACTCAACTATGGTCTCATTGATCTTATCTTTGATTTCCACCATAGTGGTTACATGGTTTGCCAACTTGTCAGGCACACCGCCACCGGAGACAGGATCTTGTTTTATTGTTTGCGTTATTTTTGTAGCCTCGCATTCGACCTCCAAGAGCCTGTCCTCCAGTTTGTCAATCTCTCTGCGCAGCTCCCGGTATCTTTTTAACTCCAATTTCTCCATGCCAAACCCCCTAATATTAGTTTATCTTTCTAAGTTCCGCCGCTAGTTCGGCTTTGGTTTTATTTATGCCTTCGATTTTGTCGAGGTTTTCAGTAATGGTTTTATTCGTTCTGTTTTCTGTGTAGTCATTAAACTGCAACCGTAACCGGTTTTCAAGCTCACGTGATTTAGCACTTGTATTCAATACCTCGTAATATTCACCGCAGACAGGGCACTCAAAGTAAAGAGTCTTTATGCTTCCGCGAACTGGTTTGGACTTTAGTCCTACTGCAAACTCCTTGCCACACTTATTGCATACTACTTCTAATTTACCATCAGTTATCATCAATCTCCGCTCCCGTCCTCTTGATATACTAATTCGCAGTCCTCACAAGTCTCTCTTTCGCATGGTTTCTTGGTTACCTCGCAGAAATCGCCTATTGCTGTTTCGTATCTAAATGTTTGGTCGCCTCCCGCAACTCCGAGATCAATCCCTATAATATAGCCATCTCCTATAATAGTTTCATTTCTCATTCATCACCACTCCAATTTTATAAATTTTTATATATCCAGTGGAATGGGAAGGTTATTATTTTTAATGACGTGATTAAACCATATAACCCACATTTGATAATCAGCATTATTAAAGACCCTATAGCCATCCCAAGATATTTAGCCTTTTTATGTTTTAAAATCGTGTGCGCATAAACTTTTAAACTAAGACAATCAATGTCTATAGCTAAAATGTTCGTAGCGTTGGTTTTTATTTGCTTGCCACAAGTCTTGCAATGTCCAACTATCATTCATCAACCCTCCAATTTATCTTTTGTCCACAATACGGACAGTAAATCTCATTGTCTGCCTCCTATCGTGGCTTTTTGTACCACTCTCTAAGTGCTTGACCTGTGTATATTTCTTTGAGTCTGTGCTCGCAAAATGTCAGCATGTCATCTCTGTTTTTCTGCCAGTCTTGATCATCAAAGTTTTCCGGCTCATAATAAATGATTCCTACATCATAGTGGTATATCATAGCCATTAAGGTTAATAAAGTTTCCTCTTCTCGTAGTGAATCTACCCAGCTTTCGTTGGTCGGCTCAATTTTGAGCTTACCTGTTATACTCGCCCCAAGTTTGGGGTCAGTGTGTATTTTCGTTTTTTCATTATCCATCTCTCTACCTCCTCGCCTTTCCAGCTCGCCACTCAAACAGTGCCACCTCGGCCTCCGACTCCCTGTGTTGATGGGACAGCCTGTCATCACAGACCGCCCTAAACTCTTGATACTTACTGCACTTACTATGGCAAGCTATGTGCCTATCTGTGCATTTAAAACATGGTGAGTACATGGCTACCTCCTATTCGCTATCATCTGCGCATGACATCTAAAGCAGCTTACTGCATCCTTTAGGGTTTTCTTGTCCAGGTCAAACTGACTTATTAGTTTGTCCTCATGCTGGTCGCTGGTTAAAAGTACGTAGCACGAGTTTTCGCGGAAATTTAGGTGTAGAGTTAATCCGTAGTCTATCATTGGTCTGCCTCCAGTAGTTCAGGGTTGGTGTGGATGTTTCCGATGATTTCAATTTCTTCATCCTGTCCGCACACCCAGTAAAGGCTAAATGCTCCGTCGCTATCGTAATAAGGGGACTTGTCACTATCCCATATTTCCCACTGTCCATTTGCAAACTTAATTACACCTGTCCATTGAGTGTCGTGGTCGAAACAGTCGAAAGTTGTGAAACTGACTATGTCACCATCATATATCTCCAGACCGTTCTTGTCTTTTAGTCCTGTGTATTGTCCCACTGTCTCAGGTATGACTTTTGCAAACTCTAGTATGTGGCCGTCCTCATCGCCGTTATCAGTGGCGATAAGCACATCGCCGTCTTCTACCAAATAATATCCATAAACCCATTCGCCAATGTCTATCCGCTTTCCTCTAAATTTAATTGGTCTCATTGTTTACCCTCCTTTGCCATCTGCAACAAACACATTACCGACACGCCTATCAGGGTTCCCATAATTAATCCGATGCCCCAGTGTATTATCATTCTTTAACCTCCATATCCTTGTACTTTTCGAGTTCTTCATCGCTTAATTTATAAGTCACTACTTCATATTCTCCTTCGCCCGGCTTATTTTCCACAACGCACCAGTAACTATCAGGATTTTTATATCCAAATGGCTTGTCGAGAGGGAAGGAGCCATGTTCGCCCTCCTCATTGACTTTTCAACTATATCCCTGTTTAATCATCTCATCACGATATGTCAGCATGTCATCTAGGTCGTGGCAGTGTATGGTTATATCATCTTCTTTGATTTTTGCTTTGCCGTAGATTATATATTTCATTCGGTTTCCTCCTTTTCGAATTTTAGAACGGCAAATCGTCTCCAGCATCATCCATCGGCACAAAATCGTCCATTTCAGCCCCTTTTGATGCCGAACTTTTGTTCGTACCCTTTGAGTCTAAGAACTCCACCTCATCAGCCACTATTTCCGTTATATATCGTTTCCCGTTGTCAGTCTCGAATGTCCTTGTCTGCAATCTGCCTGATATCCCAATTTGGCTACCTTTACCTACATACTTCGCAGCATTTTCTCCGGTCGGCCCCCAGACTACACAGTTGATGAAATCTGCCTCGTTTTTCCCGTCTTGGTTTTTAAACCTACGGTTAACTGCCACCGTGAAACTTGCCACAGCTTTCCCTGATGGGGTATACCTCAAATCAATATCCTTTGTTAATCTACCTACTATCACGACCTTGTTCATATCTTTCTACCTCCACAATCAATGATCAACACCCTAGCTATAAATCTAAACCGACTCGGTATTCTTTCGAGCAGCATCCCCGCATTGTACAATATACCTTTTTTCATTTCATTACCTCCCAGTTTCTGATTTCAACTTCCACTCTCGGCTCTTCCGAATATAGCTTCTCCGTGGTCACTTTTACGATTTGTTTATCATCTAGATATGCCAGGTCGTTGAGCGCATCTGTTATGCTTTTAATAACGTTATCCACATCCGGCTTTTTAATAGGTCGGAGGATCCCCTGGACCATTTCATATCGTTTTTTCTTCGATGTTGACTTTGGTATTTTGAAAAATGCTTTTATCTCTACATCGAGAGGACCATCCAAGAGGATCTGCCCGTGTTCGATGAAAAATAACTCTTTGACTAAAGTCTCATAATTTTTAGTTTTGTCCGGTGTGTAAGTGCCCCATTTGGTGACCCTTGGTCTTGCCTTTGCGACCGGCTCCCCAGGAATAGTTATTCTGATCATCTCAATCCTCCCGGTTTATCGATCTTGATTTTTCAAATCCATTGGGGAAGCGCCGCTTCAATTTCTCGATGTTCATGCTTGCAACTTCCTCCATAGAAAATCCAATCCCGTCACAAACCTCTCTCACATACCACAGCACATCTCCCAATTCCAAGGCAAGTTCTTCTCTCGAAAGTGAATGCCCTTGAAACTTGTGTTTTTTAAATAAGTCGATCAATTCTCCCGATTCTCCGGAAAGCCCTAGCAGACCATTTTCTATCCGATCAAGACTCGCCCAAGTGTTTGATGTCCTTCTTGATTTTTCTTCGTACTCTTTGAAATCCATAACCTCACTCCTTTGTTTTTAGAGATAACCCCTCGGTTTTATTTTATTTTTTCTTGTTAGATCCATAATTAGCAATGCGACTTCATCTATTGCATCATTTATGTTTATTTTGGGTCGCAGTTTTTGGGCCATAGCAGGGAAGCTGGCCCCTGCATTGTATTCTTTGATCGCAATCTTTACCTCTTCTTTTGTCCAAGAGAAATCCAAGTCCTCGAGCGCAATGATGATCCTGCCCTTAAAGTTTCTGTTATGGTCCAAATTCGCACCCTTGCAAGGGTAAATAATAGATACGCTTGCCTTTCTTTATGGCCTCCAGGTGTTCCAATATTGCACCATTTGATTCTTCCCAATTCTCAAGCATAAAGATGCAGTCTGATATATCCACCAGGGCAAAGCAGATTCTCATTTGATCTTCATACTCGAGATCTTCAGGAACGATTTCCACCGGGCTCAGGACCTTGTACCCCCAGCCCTGTACCTCTTCTTTCGCTTTGTTGAACTTCCTCAAATATTCCTCTTTCGTCAGGCCGGTGATCTTGCCGGCAATGTAAGCTTTTGTCATTCTTTAGCCTCCTCGTGGTTTTCAATTTCATCAACCTTATATCCTAAACTTTTCAAAGTTTCATCGTCCAGGACGATGCCATACACATGATGCAGTTCGAAAAACTCAACCTCTCCCTCGATGTGTACTTTGTTATGGTGTTCCCTGCAAAGAGGGATCAATGCCCTTCCCGAGTGGCTGATCTTCGTCCGATTGGATCCCATACCGACCCTTGAACCCGTCACATGATGCAGGTCCGCAGGATTCCGACAGAGAATGCACTGCCGGTACTTTATCGCCAGAAAGATCATAGTGTCGATGTCGTCGGTTCTTTCGACCGGCGGATTCAAGAAAGGAATTTCCCACATGAAGCAGAACTCAATCAGGTGGTTTATGAAAAATCGGGAAGTTGTCACGCTGCAATTTGAAAGACTGAAGTAGTCCTCGCCAGTTGCGGCAATGTAATCTAGCTTCATAAGATCTTTTAATTCTTCTACTTGATATCCGGTGTATAGACAGATATCTCGCAGAGTAGCATATGTTTTTTTTCTTTGGTCTGCACTTATGGTACGACCATCATCAATTCTTAATTCGGCCTTGGGCTTTCCTCCATCTCTATATCTTTGGATTACATGCCCGACGTTGACATCGGGTACAAAGACCTTGAACTCTGCTCCTTTTTCAGTTTGTTTGTATGCTTTAATTTCGCAGTAGAGGTTCATGACTACCTCATTAAATCCCTTAGGATCTTTGTTTTTTCCCGGCCATACATCGCTCGCTTTGATGGCCCTCCAATTTCAATCGGTGTGCACATCTCAATCAACCGGTCGTAAGTTCTCTCGGTCAACTTTTCTCTCAATTGATCGTTGGTGAGGTTAGTGGATACAAGCATGGGTTTTCCATCACGGTACCGGCTATCTATTATCTGATAAAGCATCGTGGTGGCCCATTCCTTGTTACCTTCCGACCCAAGATCATCGAGGATGAGCAGCGAAGCATTTCGCAGGGAGTTAATAATCTCCACTTCACCTTCCTGACCATACCGTCCGTATGTTTCTTTGATTCGGTTTAACAGGCCAATACTAGATATTGAGATCACCGGCACCATATCACTTAATAGCCGATTAGCAATGCAGGAAGTCAAGAATGTTTTACCTGTGCCCGGCGGCCCCCACATGAGGAAGCCTATCCCTTTGCTTTTCATTTCCCCGAAATTCTCGCAGTAGCGCTCGCCAAACCTTTTCCATTTTGCATTTAATTTATCGACTTTCCAGTTGTCAAAAGTGCTGTCCTCGAATTTGCGATCCATTAACGAGTGGGCTTTCAATCTTTCAAGTTTTCTTTGCTTCTCCAGGTTTTCTCGCCTTTGCTTTTCTCTTTCGTATTCCTCAGCCCTGCACTTGCACATAACTCGTACTCTTCGCCTTTTGCCTAACAGTTCAAACTCCCTTTCTTTGGGTTCACCGCAGACATCACAGATCATCAATGTGGAATCCGATTCCCTCATAAGGGTCCGCTTTATTACTTCTCCCATGCTTTCCATTTTCGATCCCCCTGTCTAAATAATTGCCCTCCAACACTTTGATGAAATTATTGGGCTTTACTAGCCAATCAAAAGTGATGGTCCAGCCCTTGTTGTTTTGTCCCTTCAAAAAACTTGAATCATTTATACTCTTTATTGCAGACAAGACCTCATCAATACCATGTTCCTTTATCCTTGCCTTTAGCAGCTTGTGTCTTTGCGTATTGGGATTAATTGACTTCAACCGCTGCAAGCCTAAATCGTTCCAAGCAGACATGACGGGTTCCAACTTGTTGGAATGACAAGTAGTACTAGTACTACTTATATCTATATCTTTTTCTATATCTAATTCTTTATCTAGTTCTTCTTCTGTTGCGTTACCTTGCGTTACACTGTAACGCTCTGTAACGTTACACCCAGGACTTTCGCTGGGCAAACTATTCTGTTTTTCCCGGTATTTTTGTACCCTTTTCTTGGTCTGCTCCCTGATTTTATCTAGGCCTTGAACATTTTGGTGCTTCTCCCAATTAGAGATCTTCATGAAGTCTCCATCCCATTCAATCATGCCCAACCTAGAAAATGTTTCAAGCGCCAACTTCACTACTGATACCGGCCGGTTAAACTTATGAGATAGCATCTCAGCATTGTACGGAATATTTTCAGTCAAGAATATATATCCGTTCGAATTGCAGCGCCCCGCAAGAGTTAGAATCTTAATCCAGATAACCAGAAGGCCATCCGCCTCAGGCATCGACTCAACGAAGTTAATCTTCTCATCATCAAACATTGATGTGGTAATCTTTATCCATTTGACATCGCTCATTTTAATCACCTCCTAAAACGGATCCAAACGAAGGTCAACTTCAAGACCTTTATCAGCAATTATTACTCTTTTCCTCGTGGCACTTTCGACCGAATATTTAAACTCTTGAGCATTTGAATTTCCGTCGCTCAGGTGCAGAAGTACAATATTAAAAACCATATCCAAGTCATTATTTTTGAGAAAATCAATCGTGTTGCCAATCTCGAAATGGGTAGCAATTACCCTCTTTCTTTGGGAAGGATGGACCTTTCCATGCTCGACATTTGAGTCAAGGATCTCAAGTGAGTAGTTCGATTCGACTAGTACATGATTTAAACCGCCGAATTTATACTCAAGGTAACAAGTGTCCGTTGCAAATAGAAGGGTCCCCATTTCAGCATGGTGCACCAGGAAGCCTAGTGGCTCGTCTGCATCGTGCTTTACTCCAAAAGGCATCAATGTATACCCCCCGAGCTTAAAGCGATCATTTCGCCGAACATGGCGGTATCTGTGCCCCGATTTTCCCAAGGCAGTGAAGGTCCCACCTGATGCGTACACGTTTATGCCGGATTTCACAAAGTCGCCAATATACTTTGCATGGTCCAAGTGTTCATGGGTTACCACAACCCCCTGGACCTTAGAAAAGTCAAATGAGAGTGCTTTCTTCACTTCCTGAAACTTTATGCCAGCCTCGAGGACCAGAGACTCAGATAGGCCCTCAAGGATATAGCAATTGCCTTTTGAAGATGATCCAAGAACTTTCAGCTTCATCAAAACCCTGGATCCTTCCGGTTGGTATTCTCTTGAACAATCTCAGGCTCCACGTCTATGATTTCCGCCTCTTCCACGACCGGATCAATTTTCAGGGTTTTCTTGTTGGCTTTTTCCTTAACTTCGTTTCTCATTTCTTGCTCAGGATCTACATGAACCTGCCCGGCTTCTTCTTCGGTATACAATGCTCCTAAATCTTCCGGGAATGCTTCACGCAGCGCCTGAACTATTGCAGTTTTTCTGATCATTGTCGCAGGCATCTTGTTCCATGTAGACTGACCCTTGTTATATTCATCAAGTGATATCTTTGATGTGTAAGGCTTAGAACGATCTTTTTTGTAGGCACGACACCAGCCGCCTAAGAGTTTGTCTGATGCAAGCTTAAATGCCCCTTCTTCTTCAACTATCTCACCACTACGATCAACGATGATACCGGCCTCGAACCCGTCAAATCCCTTTGCTCTTTCCGCTTTCTTCATGTAAGCTTCTTTGCTGGTGATTATCTGAGCTGGTGCGCCTTTGAACTTTACAAGGTATGCTTCCCGAAGGAAAGGATTTAACTTTTGGAACTTGCAGAGATTCATAAACATCACGACCTCTTGGTCCGTAACTTTGTCATTTCCAGAGGTGAGGTAGTTCTTCACCGTGTTTGCTGTGAGCTTCACTTCTTCGCCATTCACCTCGTAGATCATGGGCTTGTTTGCTAATTCTGTGCTTTGATTTGTCATTTAAAGTTCCTCCTTGATTTTAAGTTCCTTATCCCCAGTAACACGCAGAGATATCATCTGACCAGAGCCACGATAAAGCTCATTTACAGCCTCGCTATTATCAATAAATATCGGAGTGCGAACACCATAGTGGTCAGAGATCACGTCGATGATTTCCAGCCCACTGTTTATCTTGGCGGCATTATTTGCATCTGGGTAGGGAACACCACCGATCAGTGCTTCGCAAGTAGGTTCAATCCCGCCGTTGACTAGTTGATTAAAGAGTTTGAATCCAACCGTTTTAAACTTCTCGTTGACCCTGGACTCTAACAAATTGACTTTTGTCTTTGCGAACTCTTCTACCAGGAATTCCTGTCCTTCGAGTTTTGCAATTTCCTGGGCAAGATTCTGCTCTTCCTTTTCTAGCTCAGTAATTCGTTCAAGACCTTTCTCCCTTTGTTTTTGTGACTGGACACGTACACGTATGCCTTCCAAGGTCTCAACCAGGTCTCGCTTTTTATCTTTCAAGTCTGATTTTCCGTCTACTGAAACATCTCCGTCTAACTTCTTTCTCACTTCTGCAAGTTTTGGTTTCAAGACGTCTTCTATGGTTTCTTTGAGTTTTTTAATCTCATCCGTTTCAACCGGTTTGGGTAATTCGGATTCTAACTCCTTCGCAAGATCTTCTATCCTGGCGGTAACAGCACTGATGTCTTTTTCCTCTTCTGACTTTGCAAGCTGTAGCTCTGCAATTTCATCGTTTAAAGCCTTAACACAATCCGCAGCCGCCCTGCCTCTTTCTCGTATACGTGCAAGCGTTTTGTCTTTCCGTTTTTCAAAGTTGGCAACTAACTCTGACCTTTTGCTCTCAATCTGCCCTGGTGGTAAATCTTGCTTGCAGGTAGGGCAGATGAACACATCATCATCAAGTTCAAGCTGCTCCTCGTCGACTTTGAAAAATTCATCCCTCAATTCTTCCGTCTCTTTTTTCTTTTGCGCCAGTTCGTTTGTTTTTGACTCAATCTTGAAATCTATCGATTGAAGCCCATTTTCCAGCCTGTGTCGATCGGATCTCAGGTCCAACATTTCTGATTCCGTTTGATTTCTGTGATTGTAAGCCGCAGACACCTGGCTGCTCATGAGTTTTTTTATATCTTCCTCCGTTGCTGCAATCTGGCCCTTTATCAAGTACTCTTCTTTGATTAGAGCCACCTTTTTCTTCTCTCTTTCTTCCGCAGCACTAGCCATGGATTCAATGGACTGATCCAGCTTTTCAATAGAGCCTTTCATTATTTCAGCTTTTCTCTCCAGCTCACGAAGGTCTTCTTCTTCCGGCAGTCCACGGTGGACCTCATCAATTCGAGTGGGTATGGTCTTTATCTGCTCGTTTAATTTCCGCTTCTTGGCTTTTACTTTTTTCTCAAACTCAGCGATGTCTTCTCCGCTAGAGAGAACCTCATCAAGTGGAGATAAACCCACGTTTGACTTAAGAACCTCAGTGTCGTCCAACTCTCCCAAAATCTCCATCAATAGATCCCGTCGTTTTTCCCAGTGCAGCCCCTCAGAGAAATAAAGAGGATTAGCAACAAGCTTGAATGTATCGACGTCCACCAGGCTCTCGATCTTATCGTTATACTCTGATTTTTTGACTGGAACTCCATCAATCGAGTAGGTAGTGGTGTGGCCGGTTAGCTGATGAGCAGCCTCGCCCCTGCGCTTTGTCCATTTTTCTTCGTAGGTTTTTGAAAGTTCCATCTCTTTATTGTTCACGCTCAGCAGAGCAGTCACTGTATGACTAAGGCCGCTAATCGCCTGACCTTTATCGTCATGGGTTTTGATGCTAAACGATGACCGGTCGCTCGAATCCTTGTCAAATAGCAGCCAGGTAAACGCATCCACAATAGTGGTTTTTCCAGTAGCGTTGGCCCCGGAGATCACTGTGTCTTTACCTCCGAAATCTATCGCCTTTTTCTTGATTCCTTTGAAGTTTTCTAACTCCAGTTTCAATAGCCTTATTTCCATTCATTTTCCCTCCCTAAAGTTACCCACAGCCTGTGTGGACAATTAAACATCTAACAGAATTATCTTTCTTTGCTGGACACCGAAGGCCATCGCAGCCTCAAAACAGTCAGCGTAAACATCAATCGCTATGCCATCATAATTTCTCATGCTGGCGCCAGTGTCGCCAGCGATGAAAGTCCGGTCAAACCCTTCAATCCTCAATCTGGTACCATAGGGTATTTTTTTAGGATCTACCGCAACCACAGTAGGTCCACTCGGCATCCCGCTAGCAGTAACCCTCGGGTCCCCTTGAGAGTTGATCCCGTTCCGGTCGTCAAGCGGTGAATACATAGTAATCCTCGCAACTACAATCTGACTCTGGTTATCTTCCAACCCTTCCTCGAGAACATCAACCTTATTTCGCAGCCAGTGAACCTGGGCACTGAGCAAATCCACCTCATACTGCAGCTGAGAGTATTCCTTCCTCAAGGTCCGAACATTTACACACCTAACAACATTGAAAATCAGCAGCAAGATTAATAAGAGTAATACAATGAGACGAAATCGTTTTTTGTACATCAGACCGCCTCGCTTTCTCGCAGCAGTCGCTTAATGATATAAATCTGCCCCTTGCCAGTTACTCGAGTGGTCCTATAAACGAAAGTCCCTTTGTAACTATCCTTGGCACCTTCAACAATCTCAAAATAGCCACGGTCAATCCCTTCCTGCATAGGCTCGGTGCTGTTCTTCATAATCAATCCCCAGGACCGCAACTTTTCGTAAAGCCTTTTTTCGCCTATCTTGATACCTTCCTTAGAAACGATCTTTGCTACCTCCCGGACCAACAGAGAATTCTCACTGATCGATATCTGTCGAGTTAACTTCTCAGCTTCTAATCTCTTGGCTTTTTCATCTTTGAGCCGAGTGGCCAACTCAATGATGGTGTCAGGATCCGAAAGAACCTTTTCTATAGTTTCATCTGTCATATAGGCACCATGACTCCGAATCGACTTCAGTATCTCTTTAATCTTCTTTTTAAACTTTTTAGCAACAGGCTTTCTGGATTGCATGAGCACTTCGTAAAGACCGTCCTCTGTCAGAAACCACATCTCTCGTCTTTGACCTGAGTCGGACATTGTACGCTTCAGCTTTTCGTCTTCGTCAACTAAATTGGTTAGCCGGGTAATATCTGTATGTCCTATCCAGTAAGCTACATCCCGAGCCAAGAAAAGCGGCTCTTCTGTTGTTCCGTAGATGCAAAAACTCCTACCGAAAACTTCTCTTTGGTCTAAAACCTTGACCTCACTCATTCAACCGTCCCTCCTCTATGATTTTTCTGATGTTCTCAGGATCCGAGAGATCGTACCCCTCGTTTTTTTCTAAAAACTCTATCAAACTTTTTCTAAGTACTTTCTTGCTGCCAAGCACTATGTAGGGGAGGACCCCTGCGTTCATCAAGCTGTATACATATTTGTTGTTTGTCTTGATGATTTCCGAAACCTCACGAACCGTGTAGACTAGATCGTCCATTTTAAAACCCCCTATTCAACAACAATTTATCGATGGTTGAATATATTCAACCTCTAACTAAAAAAAACTTCATACATCTCATCCTTGTCCATTCCAAGCTCATCCGCTATTATACGAATCTCCGGCAAAGTAAAGTCATTGTAGCCATTTATCTTTCTAGTAAAACCGTTTTGACTAATACCAACAACTTCTGCCAAACTTGCATAAGTGTGCCCTTTGTTCTTCATGTTAGAAATCAACCTGTATTTATTCAACCTCATCACCTCCCTTGTTGAATACATTCAACCTACGTACATGGTAAAACAATTGTCGAATGTTGTCAATCACTATTTTCAACTTTTAATAAAAAACTAAGATTGTTGTTGAATATATTCAATAGTAATGGTAATATTAGAGACAAGCAGAAACTTTTTAAAAAGGTGGTTATGAGATGACCGTTAACACAAAAATAGGACAGTTGATTAAAAGAAGAAGGGAACAACTAGGATACTCACAGCAAGAAATAGCAGACTTCATCCAAGTAACGAAGTCGGCTGTATCAAGATGGGAATCTGGACAAGTTGACAATATGGGAAGATCTAAAATACAAAAACTAGCTAAGGTATTAAAGATCTCACCGGTTGACATTGTCATGGGTGATGTGGAGGAAGAAGATGAAGAAAAGGAGAGCGCCTACCAGATGAAGTCAGACTTTATCAAGGTTCCGATTTTGGGTAAAATCGCTGCCGGTTCTCCTCTTCTTGCAAATGAGAATGTCGAAGGCTTTGAAATGATTGAATCTGAAGAAAACGTTGATTTTGGCCTAACTGTAAAAGGGGACTCCATGATCAACGCAAGAATCATGGAAGGTGATGTTGTTTTTATAAGAATGCAGCCCGATGTAGACAATGGAGATATAGCGGCGGTAGTCATAGATGACGAAGCTACCCTAAAAAGAGTTTACAAGATTAACGGATCACTCGTTTTAAGGTCAGAAAATCCAAAGTATAAAGATATAATCATTAAAAAATCTGACCACAAAAATGTGAAAATAATAGGAAAAGCGGTCAGTCTTAAGACGAAACTTTATTAATTGACCGTTATTGAAATTACATAAAATAAGGGGAGGTTTTAAGAATGGAAAAGAGTAACAAGCCAATCTACAAAAGAAAGTGGTTCATCGGAGTGGTCGTTCTTTTTGTTTTTATTGCACTAGTGGTCGCATTTGGTGAGGATGAAGTAGATCATGTAGATGTTCCTCAGGGCAACGACACCGTCGGAGAGGATGTAGAAGGAAACGATGATCAGGAGGAAAACGATCAAAAACTGAGTCCCGAGGATGAAATCGAAAAAGCGATCCAAGAAAGGATTGACGAAGGTGACTATCGCAACGCTGAACCTACACAAATCAGAGTGAACCGGAACATGGGTGACGATGAGAACGAAACTTATATCGCACTTGTAAACTTTGACTTCACTATCAGTAATCGTATCGAAACCGGCAACGATGTTATGGGATTGTACTCTGATGATCTGGCAGCAACACTGGCCAATAAAGGATTTGAAAACATCGCTGAGATCGCCATCTTTTGGGATGATGAGTACAATGATCGAAATCTCAAGTATGCATATAAATTCAAAGATGGATCTTTTTATGTCTCAGACATAGCTGAAGAATAGACACAGGGACCAATCCGGTCCCTTTTCTATAAGAAAAAAAGAGGAAGGTGAAATAAATGGATGGGCACGTAAGGAAAAGAGGGGATAAGTGGTATTATTCCTTCGAAGCAGGAACCGTGGATGGAAAAAGAAAAAGAGTCGAGAGGGTAGGAGGAAGGACAAAAAAAGAAGCTCTTGCAGCACTCAGGGAAGCTCTTCAGGAATACGACAATGCAGGGCTTCACTTCGAACCGTCAGAAATTTCCGTGGCGGATTACCTGGACTACTGGCTGAAGAACTACGTCGAGCTTGAATGCAGGCCCAATACAGTGGATGGATACACAAGGATTATAGACAAACACATAAAACCAAGTATAGGGTCTTACAGAATAAGGACGATTACTGCGGCAGTGCTTCAAGAATTCGTCAACCAGCGGTCATTTAGAGGATTCTCCGCAAACTACATGACAAATATATTCACGGTGCTCTCCGGATCATTTAAGGCAGCAGTATACCCGTACCAATTTATCAAGGAGAACCCAATGCATTACGTCAAGAAGCCAAAGCATCAGTACAAAAAAGAAGAAACGTCCTACACTCTTATTAAAAAAGAGGACTATGAGAGAATTCTCGAGCGCTTCCCTCTTGGGAATACATTCCACATGCCACTACAGATTGCTTACCACACTGGTCTGCGAATAGGAGAAGTCACGAGTCTCACATGGGATGACATCGACTTCGAAAAAGGAACTATCTCGGTCAACAAAAACATGCTATTTCATAGGGAAATTAAAGAGTGGTATCTCGGGCCAACAAAAACAAAGTCATCTGTAAGGACAATCAGAATAGGTAATACGTTACTAGACCTTCTACAAAAGCACAAAAAAATGCAGACCGAGAATAGACTGAAATACGGTCCGCATTACTTGAACAATTACACTAAAAAAATTCAGGATAACAACGGTGAAGATATCTGGGTAGTATTCTCCATGGACTCCAAGCTCGGGATCCGCATCGCAGAGGATCCGCTCCACCTGATCTGCACGAAAGAAGATGGATCGCCTGTGACAAATAACTCGATCAAATACCTAAGCCGGGTAATAAATTACGAGTTGATGATCCAATTCAACTTCCATTCACTCCGGCACACCCATGCAACAACGCTCCTGGAGAACGGCGCTAACATAAAAGATGTTCAGCAAAGGCTAGGGCACGGTTCAATGTCCACAACTTACGACACCTACCTGCACGTCACGGAAAAGATGTCGGATGCCACCGTGGACATATTCGAAAAGGCCCTTACAAATTGA